GGCAGAGACCCAGCTGATTACGGGGTATCGATATAGCTCTGCGGGCTGGTGAGCCATCCGCACATTTGAGTCGCCCGACTGTTTATCGGTCATCGATCCAATCCCGTCAGAAAGCCAAATGGCGCTGACGCCGCAGAGATGCGCAAATTTAGCAAGGTGAGCGCTTTGCTGATTCTTTCCCGTCTCCAATTGCGAGATCACGGGCTGCTCAACGCCAGCCTTTTCGGCCAGCGCTTTCTGGGTCAGGTTCGCATGCTTGCGTGCGAGCTTCATGCGTTCGGCTAATGTCGTCATGTCCGTAAATTTATAAGTTCCCTTATGCTCTTGCAAATAAGCCTCCTTCTTTATACGATATAAGCGTGCTTATCAGGAGGGCTCTCAATGACCCCTATCGAAAGGCTCGTCGAGCACTTCGGCGGGCAAACCAAAACCGCTCTGGCGCTGGGGGTTACTCAAGCGGCGGTTTCCTACTGGGTTACCGGCGCTTACTCCATGAGTGCGAAAACTGCGTTCAAGGCAGAAGAGTTGACCAATGGGCTTATCACCGCTCGCGAGCTATGCGCTGAACCTAAGGCGCCGGATAGCGCCGCTTAGCCTGTGAGAAACATTTTGCAACCCGTAGTGGCATGCAGCCACTGAAACAAAACAGAGGTTTTACGGATGGACGAATTTCTGCGGGCTTGCCAAAGCGCAGTCCTGGACAACGAAGCGAAGGTACTGGCCGGCCAGATGGGAGTACCCCATGTCAGCCTGCTGCAGCGTGCTAACCCAGACAACGATGCACATCACCTGACCATCGAGCACCTGTTCGGGATCCTGCTGCACACCGGCGACATGCGCCCGATTGCCGCCCTGGCTGATCAGTTCGGTTTCGATCTTGTGAAAAAGGAAACCCCGGCTCCTAAGGCGCTTACGGCTTCGATGATGCAGGTGGGCAAGGAAATCGCTGACCTGACCCTTGCCGTGCATACCGCGCTGGATGACGGCCGGGTAACTCAGATCGAGAAACAAGCCATCCGCAAAGAAATCGAGCATGTCCGTCACGAATTGAACGTGATGGAGCAGTCGGTAAAGGTCGCCTGAGAGACAGGCGTTTTACCGAGCAAAGCAGCATCGGCGTGGGCCGATGAGTAATGAAGGCGTAGTCGGCAGTTAAGCCGCTCGCACCAGGAAGACCATTAGGGGAAGGGAAATGGACGGCAACACAACAGGACGCAAGGGGGCATTGAACGCTGAGGGCAGCAGCTCAGTCGGCGGGATTCGTCGCGTCTGTGGGAAATCAATCGCCTGAATTTCAGGCAAAAAAAAGCCGGGTTGCGCCCCGGCTTCTTCAACAACTTGTACAACAATGCGGGGCCATTATGAGCATGAACACTGTTCCAGGCAACACCGGCCGTGCTCCGACACGATCTGCAAATTCTCCAAGGGTGTCGCAACACCTCATCGCCCACCAATCCGCCGCGATGCGCGCTGCCCTGATGGTGCGTAGCCAATATTCGCGCGCGTCCAAATATCACTTCAGCCGGGAATGCCTTGATCACCTCAAGGCATCGCTGGTTCCTGTCCAGGATGTTTCTGTATGAGCACCGTCATCATGAGCGCGTGCTGGCCACTGCACGGCATGAGCCCAGCTCAGAAGGCAGTTCTGATCTCCTTGGCCGATAACGCCAATGACGAGGGTGTTTGCTGGCCTTCCATTGCCACTATTGGCGTGCGTACCTGCCTGTCAGAACGTGCCGTTCGCAATGCACTACGTTGGCTTGAAGAGGCAGGCGTATTGACGAGCAATCAGCGCTTTGGTCGTTCGACCTGGTATTCCATCACCCCGGCACGATATGCCCCCGGCAGTAAATGCCCCCCGGCACCAGATGCCCCATCACCCCGGCAGGATATGCCTGTCACCCCGGCACCAGATGCCCCCAGAACCGTAAAGGAACCGTCAATTGAACCGTCACCTGATGGGAATCGCGTTTCGCGCTCCCCGTCTTGCCCGGTTCAGGACATCGTTGATTTGTTCAACCGACTCCTCACACCGGTGCTGCCTACGGTCGTTCTGGTATCCGAGGCCCGCAAAAAGCAAATCCGTTCGCGCTGGAACCAGAGCGATGTTCACCAGAGCCTCGAATTCTGGACTGAGTACTTCGCCACCGTCGCCCAGTCCGATTTCCTGATGGGGCGTGCCTCGGGTAAAAACGGCGGCGCACCTTTCCGTGCCAGCTTCGACTGGCTGATCGCCCCGAGCAACTTCGTCAAGGTTGTGGAGGGCAATTACAATGCGTGAACCACACAGCATCGAGGCTGAACACGGCCTGCTCGGCGCGATGATGCAGCGCCCTGAGCTAATCGACTCCCTGAGCGACGACCTTTCCGCCGAATCGTTTTTCTTTCCTGAGAATGCCGAGGTGTACCGGGGAATCCTGGCGGTTCGCGCTGCTGGCAAGGCTGTCGACTTCCTCACAGTTGGCAATCACGTCGGCACTCTGCTCGACGGAAGCCCCGCGTTCGCCTACTGCGCCGAAATCGTTAACGGTACTCCTAGCGTTGCCAACGCCAAGACCTATGCGGCAATCGTGCGGGAGCGGGCAATTGAGCGGGCACTGTTCGACCTCGGCGGCCACACCATGGATATCGCGCACAGCGAACAGGACCTGCAGGCAAAAATCGCCACCGTGCAGGCTGCCGCGATGGCGATTGACTGCGGTTCGGGTGATGACGACATCGTCAAAGTGGGTGACGTGCTGGCCGACCAACTGGAAGTGTGGCAGGAGCGACACGATCGCCATGCTCGCGGTGAAACGCTGATCGGCCTATCAACCGGCTTGAAAGATTTGGACGAGAAGCTGGGCGGCCTGCAACCGGATCACCTGTACGTCGTTGCGGGCCGTCCTGCCATGGGCAAGACAACGCTCGCCATGGGCTTTGTGATTGAGACTGCTGTGCGCCAGAGCAAGTCGGCGCTCGTTATCAGCCTGGAAATGAACAAAGGCCAATTGTTGGATCGGGCTGTGGCGTCCGAGGGACGTATTCCGCTCACGTTGGTGAAGAACGGAACAGCGTGCCAGAGCCATGGCGCTGAACTATCTGCTGCGGCCGGCGTGCTTCGCCGTGCTCCGCTGTACATCGCTGACCGGGCTGGCTCTTCGATTGGTCGCATCCGCTCGCTGGCCCGCCGCCACAAGATGCGTTACGGCCTTGATCTGCTGATGATCGATTACCTGCAATTGCTGGAAGGCGAGGGTGGGAACCGAACCGAAGAAGTCAGCAGTATCAGCCGGGGGTGCAAGTTGCTCGCCAAGGAGCTGGGCATCCCTGTTGTGCTGCTCAGCCAGCTCTCGCGCAAATGCGAAGAACGCCCAAATAAGCGCCCGATCCCCTCGGACTTGAGGGAGTCCGGTGCCATCGAGCAGGACGCCGACGTGATCCTGTTCGTGTACCGCGACGAGGTCTACCACGAAAACACCGACGCTAAAGGCATTGCCGAAATCATCATCGGCAAGGGTCGTGACATCGAGATGGGCACCGTTCGTACCGCCTTCCTTGGCCAATTCAACCGTTTTGAAAACCTTGCTGCCGGGTGGAAGCCCGAACCTGTTGAGCAGCCGGAAAAGGTCACCAGTCTGGCCAGCCGTTACCGAAAAAAGGAATCGTTCTGATGAGCACAAGGCGACTCGCTGTTCCCGATCCGTCCACCTACCGCTACGCGGTGTTCTGCTGCTCTTTCAAGATGGAGTTGGGCAGCACTCCTGATTATGCGTTGGCGCTGTTTGCCGATGAGGCCATGGCCAATCGGTATGGTGCGTGGATGTGGCCTTCAACGTTCGAGGTGGTGGACCGTTTCAACCAGGTGGAGAAAACCGATTGAGCGCACTGATCAAGACCCTGACCGTGAAGCTGTCAGACGCCGAAATTCAACGCAACGCCAAGCTCGAGCACGTGCGCGACCTGCGTGATGCCAGCCATCCCGCGCTGCACTTCCGTTATGCGAAGAATCGCGGGCGCGGGTCTTGGTACCTGCTGAACAAACGCCAGTGGCACCGCATTGGCGGCTTCCCGGACCTGAGCACCAAGCAGGTGGTCGCGGCCTTGCCAGCGGTGCGCCTGCGGGTGGCGGCTGATGGCGCAGCCAGCGTGTCGGGTTGGGTGACTGTCGGCGAACTGCTGGACTGGTTTGCCGATCGCATGGCCCGTTCGCGCGCGTTGTCTGCTAAACGGCGCTCGGCCGGCAAGTCAGCCATCAGTTGCCAGCTGAAGCCGCGCCTGGATGATCTGCTGCTTCGCGATGTCAATGCCCAGACCCTCGACAAACTGCTGATGTGGCCGGCGCAGGAAGAACTGTCGCTGTCGTACGTCCAGCAGCTGTATCGCCTGCTCGCCGTGGCCTTCCGTCAGGCCCGCAAATTGGACCTGATCCCGGTCAACCCGATGGCCGAGCTCAAGTTCATCCACTTCACGACGGCGCGCATCCTGCCAAAGCCTGCGCGCCTGCGCGATGTCCAGTTGCCCGAGTTGGTGGAGCAGCTGACTGAGCGCTTCGAGAGTGCACCCGCTGACGCCATGCTGGCCCTGATGATGTTGTGTCACGGCACCCGCATTGGCGAAACCCGGCAGGCTCGCTGGGCGGATATTGCGCTGCCTGAGCGTGAATGGTTTCTGCCAGCCGAGCACACCAAGAGCAAGACCGAGTTGCGGGTTCCACTGACTGACCAAGTCTGCGCGCTGCTTCGCCGGTACCGGGACCGACAGTCCACCCAAGGCTACGAGGGGCCATTCCTGTTTCCTTCCCGACGAGGCAAGGCGCTGAGCGACAACCAGGCCAGTGCCGTGTTCACCCGATTGGGGCAGGGCGCTTGGACCAGTCACGACCTGCGCAAGGTAGCCCGCACGGCGTGGACTGACCTCGGCGTCGACGGCCACATCGGCGAGATGTTGCTGAACCACTCGCTGGGCAAGATCGCGTCGAGCTACATCAACACCCAGGCGAAAGAACAGCGTCGTCTGGCGTTGGTGAAGTGGCACAACTGGTTAGATGAGCGCGGCTTCAAGGCGATCCATGAGCAGACAGGCGCTAGATATGAAGATTCGCAAAACCTCGCAGACGCCTTGAATAGCGCGGCATGCGAGCTACTTCCGCAATTTGTTAAGGGCGAGGTTTAAAAATGATCAAAAAGCAGCATGGTCCCGCCTTGGTCCGCAGGTTGATACCGATGACCGAGTGCCCATCATGTGCCGGAAAGGGTGTGATCATCGGCCTGCTTCATGAGCTCGATTGCATTGGCTGTCATTCCTCCGGCTTCGTCCATGCCCAGACACTGGAACCGTTACTGGTGGAAGACCTGGTGGTTCAGTTGGGTCGAGTGGTACGCCGGGTGCGCAGCCAGTCGGGTAGCTCACCGGCCATCGGTGGAGCTCAGGACCAATACCAAACGAACAACCGCCGCGGCGCCGGCGGCTCCAACTTCACAGGGGATTGAGTCATGGGCATTTATAAGGACGTGATGAGTACGCTGGTCCGTGTACTGGCTGCCGATAACATCGACAACAGCACCAAGCAGTCTTGGCAGAAGCTGATCGACGCCGACCTTCGTTCAGGTGGTACCGGCAGCTCGCTGACTGTGCGCGACAAGTTCGACTATGACTGCTGCCTTTATGCGCTCCTGCATCGTCAACTTGAGCCTGCTCAGTGGGATGTACTGGTCGCCAAGTATTCAACGCACAAGGCCAACAAAGTCGCTGCGATCGGTCGGCTCATCAGTCGGATTCAATCCCCGGCGCCGCAGTTGTTCATCTACAAGGCCGTAACTGCTTGGGCAATCCCCAAGCTGAAAGGGTTGCAAGTTGCGCCACGCGGCGGCCGTGAAGTAGTCAGTCGTGGTCTGCGCGAAGATCTGGAACACGCTGCCGTCGGCAAAATGATCGCGTCTGGCTGGAAGACCGAAGTGAAGGTCGAGCGAGACCAATACGTGAAGCGCTCCACGGACATGATCGTGCTGCCGGCTGAGTTTTACGATATGAACACCTGGGATATGGAAGGCAAACCTGAGTCCACTCGGCGCCGATGGAAGACTGGTATTGCCCGGTGTCTCGAGCGTTTGGAAGAGGCCGCAGTAGTTAGCGCCACCGAACTATTCGATATGGAAGAAATATTCGTAGATGCCGCTTGACCGTAGTGGCGCTTTGATCGTAAATTAACCCCATCATGTCGATCTTGCGCGTTATGAGAGATGACAGCAAAAGCCCAGCCACTCGCTGGGCTTTTTGCTTTCTATTCTCAGGCCTAGCCCTTCCTAGATTGATAACAGGCTTCGGCAGTGGCACAGTGATGGCTAACTTCGAATAGCATAAAAGGATGTGAGCCATGCAAGACCCTTTCCTGAAAACGCTCAACGCAACAGTAAATAGTCACGACCTATCGTTCGGAATCACTCTGGTTGTCGGGGGTGGTGTGGTCACTGGAACCTTGATTTCCTCGAAATCCTTCTTCGAAGGTTTCGCTGACTCCATCGCCACTGCTTGGCCTGGCGGTCCCAATGAGGACGTTCGCGAAGGTTTTGCTCAATGGGGCCAACCCGAAACTGCGACCCTTCACGAAGACTTCATTCACCTTAAGGACGCTCGTTATGTCAGTGGGAAAGACATTGTTCCATCCACTGGAATCGGAATGCTGTGGCGAGGGAGCGTTGATTCCGTAAACGGATTCTCGCTAGGATCCTACAACGTAGTCTGATTTATCGCGCCATCATCACTGTTTTTTTTGAATATTAAGCCCTGGCCATTGCCGGGGCTTTTTCGTTTTCGGCTCCACCACACCCATCGCGCCGAGCTGGGAGTGCTGTTGGAGCCGGACTTATATCGCTCCCCGAAAGGGAGTAATCCGGATGCCAAACATGCCCGACAAACCAGACACTTGGCTGCTCGTTCTCGCGTGGCTGGGCCAGCATGCGCCGACGATCTATGCCGGCGCGCTGGCTTTCTTCGTCAGTGCATTGCGCATCATCTATGGCGGTGGCACCCGGCGACAGGCGCTGCTTGAGGCCTCACTCTGCACGCTGATCACCATTGGTCTGATCCCGCTGCTGGAGTACTTCGGTCTTCCTCAGAATTTCGCAACAGCGGCCGGTGTGTTCATCGGCTTCCTCGGTGTGAAGAAGATCGCTGACCTAGCTGATCGCTTCGCTGACTTCAAACTGCCGCGGCGGGCTGAGTGATGGTTCGCCTGAAGACGCTTGGCTCGCGGGTCAAGGAGAGTGCAGGTTCTCGGCTCAAGGTCATTACCCCGGGCAGTTGGAGAAGTGACAAGACCAGTACGCAACGGGGTTACGGCTACAAGTGGCAGAAAGCACGAGAGCGATACCTCCGAGATCATCCGCTTTGTGTGTATTGCGCACGTCACGGTATGACCGCTGCGGCTAGCGTGGTCGACCACAAAATCCCGCATCGTGGTGACCAGGTTCTGTTCTGGAGCGAGGACAACTGGCAGCCGCTCTGCAAGCGTTGTCATGATTCGGTCAAGCAAACCGAGGAGGCCGCCGGTCTCGCGGGTTGAATCGCTCCACCGTCGCTGGGTGCGCTCTGAGGGGCAGACCTGGGGGGGGGTAAAAATCTGGCCTTGGCCGGTGACTAGACCGCCCTCGACCGCACGCACACATTTTTTCCCAATTTACGGAAAAGTTAACCATGGCTTTAACCGACAAAAAGCGACGGTTTGCTGACGCTTTGCAGTCGGGCGCCTCCAAAAAAGATGCCGCCATCGCCGCCGGATATTCCGAGAAAACCGCACCGCAAGCGGGTTCCAGGCTAGCGAAAGACCCGGATGTCATTGCTGCCATTTCGCGCAAGACGCGAGCGAAGAACGCCACGCCGGCAGAAGTTAAAGCCGCGGGGAAAGTTAACTCTCCGCGCGACGTTGAAGCGCCCGAGACGGGTTTGGATCTCGCCGAGTTCGACGACCCCCGCGACTTCCTGAAGGCCGTCATGAACCAACCGGAAGTCGAGCCACGGTTGCGAGTCGATGCGGCCAAGGCGTTGATGCCCTACATCCACGGCAAGGTCGCCGATCAAGGGAAGAAAGAAGCCGTTGCCGATGCTGCGAAGCAGGCGGGAAAGGGCAGATATGCACAGGGCAAACCGCCCCTAACAATCGTCAAGGGGTAATTTATGCAGTGGACAACCGCCTGCCCGGACTGGTGGCGGCGTCTCTCTGCGGGCGAGTCCATCATCCCGCCGCCGCTGTTTCCATCTGAAGCGGAGGAAAGCCTCGAAGTTTTTAAGGGCCTGAAGATTGTCGATGCGCCTGGCAGCCCAACGATTGAGTCTGCATGCGCGCCTTGGGTTCTGGCGTTTGCCGGTGCGGTGTTTGGTAGCTACAACAGCGAGACGGGCGAACGGCTGATTCGGGAGTTCATGCTTTGCATCCCGAAGAAGAACAGCAAATCCACGATCGCGGCGGCGATCATGCTGACCGCTTTGGTCCGAAACTGGCGGCTCTCGGCCGAGTTCATCATCCTGGCCCCCACCAAGGAAATTGCGGATAACGCCTTCGTCCCCGCCAAGGACATGGTGAACAACGATGATGAGCTGAAAATACTGCTGCACGTCCAGCCGCACCTGCGGCTCATTACGCACCGCGAGACGGGAGCCACGCTGAAAGTCGTGGCTGCAGACAGCGATGTAGTGGGCGGTAAGAAGGCCGTCGGCGTTCTGATCGATGAAACCTGGCTGTTCGGCAAAAACCCGAAAGCTGCTGACATGATCCGCGAAGCCACAGGCGGCCTGCTGTCCAGGCCGGAAGGTTTCATCATCTGGCTGACGACGCAATCGAACGAACCGCCGGCCGGTGTGTTCAGGTCGAAGCTGAACTATGCCCGCGGCGTGCGGGATGGCCGGATCGATGACAACCGCTTCCTGCCGATCATCTACGAATTCTCACCGGAGATGATCAAAAGCGGCGACGCGCGGAAGCCTGAAAACTTCCAGCTGGTTAACCCGAATATCAACTACTCAGTCGACCGGCCAACGCTGGAACGCTTGTTCATGCAGGCGGAGATCGACGGCGAAGCAGAGGTTCGCGGCTTCCTGGCCAAACACCTGAACATCGAGATCGGGCTTGCGCTGATGTCCGACAATTGGGTCGGCGCTGAATTCTGGGAAGCGCAGGCCAAGGCCGGCATGACTTTGGATGATCTGCTGGAGCAATGCGAGGTCATCGAGGTGGGCGGCGATGGCGGCGGGCTGGATGACCTGCTGGGCCTATCGGTGATCGGCCGCGTTCGCGACTCGCGTACTTGGCTGCACTGGGCGCACGCCTGGGCGCATCCCTCCGTGCTGGAACGTCGCAAGTCCGAAGCGCCACGTCTGCTGGATCTACAAGCCACCGGCGACCTAACCATCGTGGACAAGATCGGTGATGACGTCGATCAGTTCGCCGCCATCGTTGCGCGGATCAATCAGGCTGGCCTTCTCGATAAGGTCGGACTCGACCCGGCCGGTATCGGCGCGGTGCTCGACGCATTGGCAGATGTCGGCGTTGAAGAAGAGCAGATCGTTGGCATTTCCCAGGGCTGGAAACTTACCGGTGCAATCAAGACTACCGAGCGCCGGCTTGCCGATGGCTCGCTGTTCCACTGTGGTCAGCCGTTGATGGCCTGGGCCTGCGGCAATGCCAAAGGCGTCCCATCGGCCAACGCCTTCTTGATCACCAAGCAGGCATCAGGCACCGCAAAAATTGACCCGCTCATGGCCACCTTCAACGCCGTGTCGCTGATGGCCCTCAACCCTGAGGCCCGCGGAGGCTTGGACGACTACCTCAATAACGGATTCTTCGGACTAGTAGGCTGACCATGGCATTTCGTTGGTACAACCCGAGCAGTTGGCGGTTTTTCGGCTACACCGATCCATCCACAGGTAACTATGTCGATGTGGACATGGAAGTCGGCGGTAAGCGAACTAAAGCCGGCGTCACCATCACGACCAAGAGCGCACTGTCGATCAGCATGGTCTGGTCTTGCGTGAAGATCCTGTCGGAATCCCTCAGCGGCTTACCCCTGAAACTGTACGACGATAAAAAGACAGGTCGTGAGCAAGTCGCGGACACCGATTCGGCGCTCAAACTTCTGCGCAAACCCAATCCCTACATGACGATGCTGAGCTTTCTGAAGTTCATCGTTGTGAACATGGCGTTGAGAGGCAATGCCTTTGCGCTGATCGAGCGCAATGTGCACGGCACGCCGATCGGTCTAGTACCCGTATCCACAGACACCGTGACCATCGATACCGATGATGAACTCATGTATTGGGTACAGCCAAAGGACGGTGACCGCTTTCCGGTTTCGCCCGAGAACATGCTGCACTTCAAGCTGTTCAGTCTCGACGGCGTCACCGGATTGTCCCCTATTGAGTACCAGGCTGAAACCATGGGCCTGGCCAAAGCGGGACAGCAGTGGTCCTCGCATTTCATGCGAAAGGGCGGTTTCACCGGTGGCTATGTGATCTACGAGCAGTTCCTGACCAAGCAGCAACAGGCTCAGGTCATGGAGAAATTCCCGGATGTGCGCCAAGGCGACGCGGCGGACATCGGCAAGATGGCCATCCTGCAGGGCAACCCCAAGATCCAGCCGGCGGGACTCAGCCAGAAAGACGCCCAGTTCATCGAGTCTCAGCAGTTTCAGGAAGAAGCCTTGGCTGGCGTGTATGGCGTTCCGCTGTGGCTGGCTAACCGTGCCAATAAGACCTCAATCATGGGTTCGAACCTTGAGCAGCAGCTCACAGGGTTCATCACCTTCGGACTCAAACCCTACATCGACGCAGTCGAGGACGAACTCAACGACAAGATGTTTCGTTCCAGCTCGCGCTTCGTCGAGTTCGTGGTCGAGGGCTTGCTTCGTGCCGACAGCGCCGGCCGCGCCACTTACTTTCAGGCAGCCCTTGGTGGCTCCGGGGGGTCCGGCTGGATGTCGGTCAACGACGTTCGCAAAAAAGAGAACCTGCCGCCCCTGTCTGGCGCGGAGTACGACCGGGTCACCCGGTGGGAGATGCAGACCAATGTCAAAGCTTGAAGTCCCGTTTGAACTCAAGGCGGTGGATGACGCTGGCAACTTTGAAGGTTATGCCGCGGTGTTCAACAACGTAGACCTTGGCGATGACGTCATCCTGCCGGGTGCCTTTACCCGAGTGAAGGCCACCCGCGGCGGCAAATTGAAGCTTGCTCTTTACCACGATCTTACCCGCTTGGTCGGAGCTGCTGACTACACGCAGGACGATCACGGCCTGTTTCTCAAGGGGCGCGTCAACCTGGCCGTCAGCTATGCCCGCGATGCCTACGAGCTGATGAAGGCCGAAATCCTCGACAGCATGTCGATCGGCTTCAACACCATCAAGGCAGATTTTGAAGACCGCGCCGGGCGTCGCGTTCGGATCATCAAGGAGGCGGAACTCTGGGAAGCCTCTTTTGTGCCATTCGGTATGAACCCTGAGGCGCAAATCCTCACCGTTAAATCCGACATTCGATTTTTCGAGAACGCCCTGCGCGAACGCATGGGCCTCTCGCAGAAGGAAGCGGCGGCAGTCGCTTCGCTCGGCTATCCCGCGCTACGCCGTGACGGCGGCAGCGAGGCCACGGCGATCGTGGAAGAGCTGAAAGAAATTTCCACCCTATTCGCTACTACATTCGGAGCAAGGCCATGAGCGAAGTGAAAGAATTGAAGGACTCCCTGGAGCTGCAACTGAAGAGCGGCTTTGATGGGCTACAAAAGAAATACGACGCAGCCATTGCTGAAGTCGAAAAGGGCAACAAGGTCACCACTGATCTGAAAAGCCAGATCGATAATCAGAAGGGCGAGTTGCAGCGAGTCATCGACCAGGTCCAGGACCTGGAGCAAAAGGGTGTCAAGCTGCGCGGCCAGCCCGGTGAGGGCAAGAGCTTCATCGATCTCGTCAAAGGCCACGACAACTACAAGGGCCTGCAACTCAAGAGCGTCAGCACGGCCGAGATCGAGGTGACGAAGTCCGATCTGGCCAGCATGAAGGAAATGAAAGTCACCAGCGCCGGCATCGTTGCACCGACGTATGATCCGGTGATCCAGCCTGGCATCCGCCAGGAGCTTCGCATTCGCGACCTGCTGACCACGATTCCGGTCATAGGCCAGAACTACACCTACTTCCGTGAGAACGTACACACCCGGGGCGCTGCACCGGTGGCGGAAGGCGGCTTGAAGCCGACCAGCAACGTGACCTTCACCACCGAGACGGACCGTGTGAAGAAGATTGCAGTCTGGATGCCGGCCACGGATGAGGTTCTGTCCGACGTGCCGCAAATGTTCGCCTATTTGCAGCAGCTTCTGCGTTACGACCTCAAACTTGAGGAAGAGGCGCAGATCCTCAAGGGTGACGGTACCGGCGAAAACCTGAACGGTTTGATGACCCAGGCCACAAGCTATGACTCCACCCTGAGTAAAGCCGGTGATACCGCGATCGATCTGGTACGCCGTGCCATTTACCAGGTGCGCAAACAGTCGAAAATGTCCGCCGATGGCGTGACCATGACTGAGCTTGACTGGATGAACATCGAACTGCAGAAAGACGGGGAGAATCGCTACCTGTTCGCCAACCTGCAGGGCTTGGTCACTCCAATCCTGTGGGGGCGCCCAGTGATCACCTCGGACAGCATGGACGAGGGTGATGAAGACACCGGCGGCGAGTTCCTGGTGGCCAACTTCGCACGTTCGACGACCTTGTTCGATCGCATGTCGTTCCAGTTCAAGATGGGTCTGATCAATGATCAGTTCATCCGAAACGAGATCGCTCTTCTGGTAGAGGAGCGCCTGGGTCTCGGCGTGCGCCGCAAGGAAGCGCTGGTCAAAGGCCGGTTCCCGACTGCGCCGTAACCCAAACCTACTCAGGCCGGCGCTTTGCCGGCCTGCTCGTTTCAGGAGGCAGCATGAAAATCAAGATTCTGTGGGGCTTCGTCGGTAACGGTAAGTTGCTGGGAGCCGAATCGAACAAGGTGAAGGCCGGCATGACGTTCGAGGAAGCCGATGACGAGTACGCACACACCCTGATCGGAAAGGGGCTGGCCGTCGAGCTCGATGCCAATGGCAAACCTCGTGTGGCGAAGCCGAAGAACACCAAGCCGGCCGCGCCAAGTGAGAACAAAGCTGGCACCGGCGCAGCCGTAACGGCCGTTGACGTTCAATCCGCTACGAACAACGCCGCTGACAGCAATGACGTTGCCGGCAAAGACGTCGGCGAGGGTGCTAAGTAAATGATCGACCTGGCCACCGTGAAGATGCATCTGCGGGTCGATGGCGATGAAGAAGACGCTCTGATCGGCGGCTACATCGAGGCGGCCAAGGCTCATATCGAGCAGCACTGCGACCGGAAACTGGTCGACGCTGACCCGGCTGAACCGGCTGAGATGGGCCTGACAAACGATGTAGTGCAGGCCATCTTGCTGCTGGTCGGTCACTGGTACGCCAACCGTGAGGCGGTCGCTGTCGGCACCATCGCCACCGCCATGCCGCTCGCAGTCGACCGACTGCTCTGGTACAGGAAACGCTTCTAATGAGAGCAGGCCCAATGCGTAACCGGTGCGCAATGCAGAAGCCGACTCGCGTAAAAAACAGCACCGGCGGCTTCGATGTGACCTGGTCGGAAATTACAAAACTTTGGGCAGAGATCACGTTGCCGACGGGCCGAATCGTGCCAGTTGCGGAACAGCTTAGTGCTGTTGTCAGTGCAGAGATCCGGATTCGCCCAAGGGCGGATGCTGTGGCCGGCAATAGGTTGGTGCATACCGCCGACGGCGTCACCAGTACTTACCTGATCGAAGCGGCACTTCTCAACAACGAGCGGGACATGCTTCGACTGCTGTGTTCAAACGTACCCAATCCCTAGAGGTGAGTCATGAAAGTTACTGCCCTGGGTAATCTCTCCGGCGCGACCGGTGACCGGGAGAAAGGTGAGGAATTCACCGTTGACGCCAAGCTGGGCGCCGACTTGATTCTGCGTGGGCTGGTGGTGCCGGTTACCGACACTGCTGTCATCGTTGAAAAACCGGTCAAGGCCAAGGAGTAAGTCATGGCTGCCAGGCGCTCTCGGATGTCGGGAGACTTCAAACTTCGGCGGACACTGCGCAACATCCACGCCACGATGGATAACGAGTTGGTTGGTGTGATGCAGCAGAGCGCTGACCGAATCTTGGCCACCATGCGGCAACTCATCCCCAAGGATACTGGTGCAGCGTCGGCGGCCTTAAAGGTGTTCGTTTCCAAGAGCGGCCTCAACGCCGAAATCGGCATTCGAGGCAAGCGTGACTCACAGCGCTTTTTCTATCTTCGTTTTCTGGAGTACGGCACCAAGGGTTACAGCGGCACGCTTTATCGGAGGGCTGACCGAAATGCGGTAGGCGGAGAGCACACCAACAACCGTGACAAGTCGAACCTCTCCGGTCGCCGCAATGCGTTGCGCGCGCGGGACACCAAGAACAAATCGGATGGTGCTCACTTTTTCGGCAAGTATCCGGATATCCCGGCGCGGCTGGCACATCCCTGGCTCCGTCCTTCCAAGGATGTGAATCGGGAGTTTGTGCTGGCAAACATCCGGGCAGCTGTTGCCGCTACTTTGCGCAAGGCGAGCGAGGGCTTGAGCAATGGCTGATCCGTCTGTTGCATTACAGGAAGCGCTGCTCGCGCGGTTGGAGGCCGAGGTTTCGTGCCCGGTTTACGACGGCGCACCAATGGATACGCCGACGCCATATATCTCGTTTGATCGGGAGATATCCAACAACATTTCGCCCATCGCTGGGAGAAAGCGGCAGCAGCGCCTGATCTATTTGTCTGTCTGGTCCAATGCTCATGGTCAGGCCGAAGTGAAGCAAATCAACGGCGAGATTGTTGCCGCCCTGGACGAGCGCAAGCTGGCTTTGACGGTTGGCCGCGCTGTCTCGGTCAGGGTCGAGCAGGCTGACGCCCAGCGCGATGCTGACGGCGTCACGTACCAGGGATCGATCACGGTCCGCGTCATCACCACTCATTAATCCCAACACCTGCCGCCCCGCGGCTTTATCCAATGTGCCTTTGGAGGAACCCCCATGGCCGATGACAACCTCAACACAGCCGCCGGCTGCCGCTTTTCGCTGGGCACCAAGTCCGGCGCGGACACCGAAGCGCTTTACAAAGCTGACACCTATGTCGAAGTGGGCGAGATCGAAGACCTCGGCGAATTCGGCGACACCTTCAGCTCCGTGAATTTCACGTCACTGCGCGATGGCCGTGTTCGTAAATACAAGGGCACCGCTGATGCGGGCGATCTGACGTTGACCGTAGGCTTGGATAACGGCGACGCCGGCCAGGCCGCGCTCAAGGTCGCGCACAAAGATCGCAGCAAGGGCGATTACAACATCAAGATCACCTTGAACGACGGTGATCCCGATGCGACACCGGCGGTCTTGCCAACCACGTTTTACATGCGCGGGAAGGTGATGAACAACACTGTCGCCGCCGGCGCTGCCGACAACGTGGTACGCCGAAACGTCACCATCGGCATCAACTCCGACATCCTCGAAATCCTCCCGACGTAATCGACGGGGCTTCGGCCCCAGCCTTTCAAGGAATCGTCCCATGAGCAAAACCCTTCACGGCACCACAGTCATCACCTTGGAGGGTGAGGATTACCAATTGGTGCCAACCTTGGCTGCGGTGCGTAACATTGAAGCGCACTTCGGCGGTTTGCGCGGCGCAGCACAGGCCATTAATTCAATGAGTGTCGATGGTTGTGCGGCAATTATCGTGGGCGGTGCCGGGTTGTCGGGCAAGGACGCTGAGGCGATCGCCGAGAAAGTTTGGCAAGCTGGCGTGCTGGACGTGTCGATCACCCTAAATAAATACTTGGTCGCCCTGTATAACCCGCGAGGCCCGGGCGCGGGAAAGCCTCAGCCGGCGAAGGTGTAAGTGCTGTCGAGGATGGCAGTTATGTCGACCGGCTTTTCTCAGTAGCCACCGGGTGGTTGGGATGGTCGCCTGAAGCCGCTTGGCATACGCCACTGCCCGAATTGTTCCTGGCAATGGACGCCCGGATCGAGTGGGTGCAAATGAGCAACCCATTCGGAAGTAAGCCGGCTGGAACGAAAGAGAAGCCGAAGCCCGCCTCTGTTGCCGCCAAGCTTCGACAGGCTCTAACCGGTCGGAAGCGTTGAGTTGCAAGTGCCTTTCGCCGCGTAGCGCGCGTTGTCCTTTTGGCGTTTCCCTCTGTGGTGGTAGATTGCCGCCTTCTACAGGGAGGGTTGATTGTGCAAAAAGAGATATGTGTGACCGTTCTGGCATTCATGCTGGCGGGCTGTGAAACCACCCAGGTTTCCCCAGACCATGCAAAGCCGGTATCCAAGTCAGATATTTATGCGTTCGGACGCCAGAATAGCCCAGACGACGCAAGAATCGTATTCACTCAGGATGCGGGTGCGATGAGCTGTTTGGGTGCGGGAATGTCCGTTTACCTCGATGGTCAGCTAGCAGCGAAGACCGGTCATGGGGAAAGCGTCAAGCTCTATCACGCGCCGGGTCCCGCTCAACTGAGCATCAAGAATAATGCTATGTGTGCAGGTGGAGACTTAAGCGGTCTCCTACTTGAACTCAAGCCCGGGTATTCGTATCAAGTTCGAGGCTACAGAGGTATGTGGGACAAGCCAGAACCATTACTAACCACCCCGGGACCATTCAAGTTTGCCAGGCAGTGATGCAATGACCAGTACACGGTGCTTGCTGCATAGAGCATTCGTTACCTTGTGTTGACCGACCGCAATGGCGGACTCCAGCTAATAACCCATCAGTACGACTTAGGAATCACCATGTTTTTTGGAAATGGCCGCAGACCTCTTCTGGATTTTTTGCGCAATCTCACACCGCAAATTTTATTCTTGGCGTTTGCATTGATTGCTGGCAGTAAATTGGACTTGAACAAGGTTGATATCAGTTATGAAGGAGTAAAACGAACGGCTCTGTTTGCAGTGTGCTTGTTCGTTTTTTTCGCATCCGTGCTGGCGAACCTTACAACGTTCCTTGAGGATTCGCTTGCGGTCTGTATTAAGAAAGACGAAGAGCACACCAATGCTGCAGCTCAAACTCAAGGGTTGCGAAGGATCAAGGCACTGCTTGCTGTAGCGTGGAAGGATCACAAACTAGCGATTTTTAGGATGTTTATAGTGATGACAGTGGCTGAGGTTGCGATGTCTGCCGTCATTTTCATGGGCGTCCAAAGCGCGATCGTGAGTCCCTTCTTTGCGAAATGAACTTCGTTAAATCCATGGTATTTCGCGCTTGTTGTGGCGCTGATTGCTAAACGAACAAAAAACCCGCACCGGCGGGTTTTTTAATGCCAGGAGAAAAACATGGCAGATACCGACGTTCAGGGGATGCTGGTCCGCATTGAAGCGACCACCGCACAGCTGCGGCAAGAAATGGCCCGCGCGGACTCCAGCGTTGCCCAGGCGTCTGGAAAGATCGATAAGAGTCTGGGACGTGTCG